GCTAGTACTGAACTTGCTGTTAGTTTTACACCACCAGCTTTTACTTCTTTGTCAGCTAGGCTTTCAACGTTTGTTAAATCTACCATTAGTTCTCAAAGTCCATACCACCTGTCTGTTGCAGGTTCTTCAATGCTTCTAGCTCATTACGTAGTTGTTGTATCTCTAATCTACGTTGAGCTAACTCTACCTGATACAAGTCGTCACAATTAATACGAGACTTAGGTTTATCAAGAGGTATAACAACACGGGCATATAACCCTACATCCTTACTTTGGTGTCCAAAACTTGATGGATTAAATGTACCACCTACATTGTTGACTACACCTGTAACACCAAACTCTAAGTTTACACCACCACCTACAGCATTACTACAGTCTAAGTTACCTGCCCTAAATCTATCTGACTGATAGTTCATTGGTGGGTTAGGTAGTGTTAGAGCTAGGTTGTTACTCTCAGCTACTACTGAACTAGCTACGACACATAATGCCAATGCTAATCTCATGCTGGCTCACCATCAATACGTGAGCATATCCTAGAGACAACCAAAGTTCTTGAGTCTGTCTTTTTTCTTACCTTTGATGTAGTACAAATATATGTAGCTTCATCTAAATCTAACTCACGTATATACACAATAAAATCTTTACGTTCTTTATAACCTACTTTAATGATCCTATACTTAGATGAGAATGGTAGGTTTGTAAAGTTTAAATCAAACAAATCTATCTGATAATACTCTACATCTTCCCGTGAGTTAAACAAAGACATCTCTGCTTTAACTACACCTGCAACATACGTAGGTTTTAACATTGGGTAGGCTGGTGTCATTTCATGTGCAGAAACAACAGTAGCCCAACCCATAAACGCTATGATTAGTTTATTTAGCAATACAAGTAGCCTGTACAACTGCAGTGTATGTACCTCCCGGCAAAGGTTTAGCTGAACCGTAGACTGCACTTGATGCAGTAGAGAACCATGTTGAACCTGCAAGAGTTAGGTTAAAGATAGTGGTACTATCCACTACAACTTTTGCATCATTATAAGCTGACATTCCTGACACAGAAGTTTTAGTTACACTTGTACTTCCTGTCCATGCAAGTGTATCTGTAAGGTTAGGTGAAGAGCTAAAGGATGTAGGGTGAGTTATGTTTGCAGTATATGAGTCTGCAATAGATACATCAAACCTAATTACAGGTAGTACACCACCATCTGAAGGTGTTGTGCTTAACTTACTGGCAATAGGGTTGCCGTATACACCAGCTTTATCTGCTTGAATAACACACTTGGCGGCTACGCTTCCTGTAATATCTACAGTAGCAAATGCTGGTAATGCACAAAGTGATAGTAGTGCTGTTAAATATTTCATTGTATTCCTCATTTGTTATACTGCATGTCTACCATTTTTTCATGTAGTACTTGTTGGGCTAAATTGTTTCGTAAAGCTTTCTTGTTGTCGGGTATAGTTCCATCTTTTAATCCAGCCGCATCGTTTAGTGTACCGCCGTTTATCTTTGCATTGTAATACATATTGATATTAGTTTGTTTGTTTAAGGCTAATATTATATCGCTTTGATTTTGTGCCTTGAATAGTGTAAGAGCATTAGCAGAGGCAGTTAATCCCATCTCTATGCGTGTCTCCTCTTCTTCCTCTTCTTCATCTAGTATAAGTTTACCATCTTCGTCATACTGAAACTCTTCAGCTTCTAGTGTATCTACAACTGCATCATCTTCTAGTGCATCATAGACTATAACCTCTGGTAATACTGGCATAGGCTTTACATAACCTGCACAAGATGGGTCAGACTGTGGATCATAGCATTTGTCTAACCTGTAGTTGTATATTACAACAGCATCTTTAACAGTTCCTTCACCCTCAACTTCAACAAACCCAGTACCCCATTTAGATGCTGGTATATTTGAAAGAGGGAAAGACTTAACAATAGTATTTCCGGGTACGCCAGACCAATCATCAGTCTCTCTAAATGTATAACCATCTCCACTTGCGTTGTGATTGCCTACATGTACCTTCATATCTGCTTCTGGGTCTTTTACTGTAGTGTACCTATAGAGTAATCCATTTATATCTACACCACCGATACTAGGTAAGATAGAATCCATAGACCAACCTAATGCACCTGATGCCGCATTACCTGTAGCTCCATACGTATATGGTTCAGAGTAGGAGTAAGAAGGCAAGAGTACTAAAGATAACACCCAAGCCAATCTTAGTTTCACTGTTCTCATCAAACATCTTTCTGATTACATCGTTTTGATCTCGTTCGATCTCATCTTTAACTGCTTCCATATCCCATGCTAGTCTAGCTTGATCACCAACTAATCCATCTTTAGGGCATGGTGTACCTGCATTCATCATAGCATCAAACACTCTTTCGTCTTGACACATTACTGATACTGCGGCTACCTTCATGCCCATGTCATACATAGTCTTAGCATTCTTGAGCTTCTCACAGTTCATGTCACGTACTGTACGACCTGCTGAGATACCTAGTATCTGTGTCTGTACTGCCCCTGCTACACCTACAGTACATAAGTCAGAGTTACTTGCACTTATCTGTGGAGATATAGCCGATGGTGGTGGGCTATTGATTGTAGTATCCATAGAACCATTTGAAGTTATAGTACTATTAGTGTCAGTCTTTATAACATCATCATCGGCATGTGCAATACTACCGATTAGTAGGGTAAATAGTATAAGTAAGAGTTTCATTTATTATCTTGTTCTGCCATTCTCTCTACTAGGTTACGAATAGCTTTAATGTTTTCATCAATACGTCCTAGAGAGACAGCTTGCATTTGTACTGTCTTCTCTAGTGTATTTATACGAGTTTCTTGGCGAACTAAATCACGAGCATTATTTTTGACGGAAGAGTCTAATGAAGACACATACCATACAAGTGATATAGTTTGTAGTACGATAGCTACGATTAACGTAACTGGTACTGACTTAGAAAGATGCCAACTCTCAGTCATGGTTTAGTAGGCCATGTTATATTATCTGGATAGCCATCTAAGTCTTCTATATCTAACAGAGCTTGACGATAATTAGTCCACTCCGTTCGTTTATCTTCTGACATTTCGTTCCAACGTAAAGCATTAGATACAATAGGGTCTACATCTGATAAGAGTAAGTCATCACGTACTTTTCTTGCGTATTCTGGAGCTTTAGCCTCTTGTGCCGCCCGTTCTGCCGCTAGTTGGATTTCTTCTTCTTCAGTAAGCTGTATTGTTATTCCGTCTACTATTTTGTGATTTGACATCGTCGTTACCTTTTTTATTTGAGTATACCAAAAGCTGAAATTGTACCTTTTTGCATATTACCATTATCAAACTGTAGCTTGAATGCATTCCAATCAGTCCAAATATTTCTTGAATAACTCTCTTCAGCAGTTCCGCAAGAATACAAAGTTACTACCTGTTCATTGCTGTATGCCCTATATGTAGCAGACCCCATCGCTTGGGTGGTTACTGTATTTCCACCATGTGCATTCATTATCATTACATATCCACTCACATTAGCTCCAAAGTTTCCTGAAGTAGTAAAGCCTTGTTGTCTACTTATTCTCATATCTTCGTTCCAAGTGTCGCTCAACTGAGAGCCACCCTTATGGTAAAAGAGAGTTCCTCGTACATCCCCATAGCCTTTGTAAGAACTACCGCCGTTGTCACTAAATTTCATTAAGAAATCTTTTGAGTCTTGGGTGCAGACTATGCCATTAAACTCAATATAGTAACTATCATACTTAGTGCTATCAACTCCTGTAAAAACATAAGATGAAGTGTTGTTCATAACCGACCTGCTTAACAATACTCTTGAGCCACCACTAGCGTCTGCCCATTGTGCAGTGCCAGCAGATGCATATTTAAGTATTTGGTCTGTAGAGCCGCCACTAGGGATATGGTTATTACCATTACCTGTTGGGTGAGAATAGTTGTTAGCATTGGTTGCCATTGTATCTAATCTAACACCATCTGCCGCAAGATCACGTCCATCTACTGTACCTGCTACAGTTACGTTTCCTGATATGTCAGCATTACCATTTATGTCTAATTCTGTAGCTACAATTTTGGTATTAACATTAAACTGAGTAGCACTAATAAATGCTCTTTGAGTGCCACCTACAGAAAATCCTAAGTTATCTGAGTTTGGTCTAAACATTCCTGTGTTTGTATCACCGCTAAATGTATAACTAGGCAAACTAGCCGTACCATTTGCTATTGCTACTCTACTATTGAATATAGCTGTACCAGCGTCAGACATATCAAGTCTTAGGGCTGTTATAACAGAACTACCATCTAAACCTTGAAGTTTCATATCTCCATCACTTATTGCAGAATATATTAAAAAGTCATTGCTACTTTTGTATAAAGCTCCAAAGCGTGTACCGCCATCTTTAAGATTGATGGCTGAACCATCAGCATCAAGGTTAATATCTCCTGCAACGTCTAGTGTGAAGTCGCCAGAAGCATTAGCTATATTACCTGTGACCTGTATGCCTGTTGATGTTGTGGCTAGTTTCTTGGCGTTATCATAATATAAATCAACAGAGCCATTTTGGTTAAACACTCCCATGTTTTCAGAACCACCAGTAGCTTGTATCCTTACGCCATCGTTTCCTCTAATATTAAGTCGTCCAGTTCCTTCATCTTGAATATAACTATCAGACCCATTATGATAAATCTGGAGGTCAGACCCAGCACCGAACTTAGCTTTGACGTTATTATTATACAGGACATCGCCTGTCATAGTGCCACCAGCTTTTGGTAGCTTAGTGCCTAATGCTGTTGTAAGTGTAGAGTTATAGTTAGCGTCATCGTTGATAGCCGCAGCTAACTCATTCAAGTCATTGAGTGTGCTTGGTGCGCCACCAATAAGTGTTGTAATCTTATCTGTAACGTAAGCTGTTGTAGCTATTTTAGTACTATCATCAGACTCAGCTTGTGTAGTTGCTGTAGTAGTAGATGATAGAGAACCACTAAGTGAACCACTGATAGTACCTGTAGCTGTTATGTTACGGAAGCCTGTTATATCTTTGTTTGTATTAACTACGACAGCTTTAGATGCTGATACTGTACCTGCGGTAATACCATCAATACTCTCTAAGTCATTCTCATTAATATCAGCACTACCTATTACAAAGCTACCACCTGTTATAGCACCTGTAGTTGTTATAGTAGATGAGCCATTGTCTATGTTACCAAAGCCTGACGTTATGCTACCACTATTCAATGCACCTGTAGAGGTGATGTTAGTTGTAGTGATACCATCAACATATGCTTTGATAGACTGCTGACTAGCAATACCAGTAGCAGAGTCACTAGCAAGGTTATCCTCATCAAGGAAACTTTTACCATCTAAAATGTTTATCTCTTGTGCACTATCTGCTAAGTCTCTTGCCTTACTCATATTTTATATCCTTATGTTGGCTTTGTAGGCCATGTTACTGTATTCGGAAAACCTGCTTGATCTGGTAGGTTTAGCAAGTCAGTTCGGTATTGTGTCCACTCTGCCTGTTTAGCATCTGTAAGTTCAGCCCAGCGTAGAGGGTTAGTTACTATAG